CCATCATGCACTTCAACGCTCACGGTGCCAGCCGCCACGTCCCCCAAACCGATGCGGACGAATTTCAAGTTCGTCACTGTCATGGTGTCAGACGTGGATTCACACGTCGCCTGCGGGCACCAGTTCGCAGACGAAAAATCCGTGGCAATGGTGATAACCGTTATCCCCGCAGCCGTGTCCGAAACCGAGGTGACGTTATAAGAGGCGTTGTTCGCGTTGCCGGGTGTAGTGTCAACCCAAAACTTCACCGCGCTCGGGTGAAACTGCTGCCGACCGGGGGACGTGTATTTGTCCGTCGCTGTGCCTGCTTCCTGCTCCGCTTGCGAAGCCACGTTGCCGACGCTCGGATACTCCGCGCCGTTCGAGTCGTAATGAACCCAGCGCCCGTTGGCGAGCATCAGCAGCGACTCGCCCGCGAGGAGCGTGCATTGCGAGCCTGCCAACTTCACCGGGTTGGTGCCATCCGTGTAATCGAAATAGACGACGGTGGACTGCGAGGCGTGATTGTTGAACGCGCTTACGCCAATGACCTTGAGAATGTCGTTGTCAACACCTGTTAGAACCGTCGTGTTGCCGGTGCCAGTGATGCTGGCAAAAGGCACCGAGTCAAAGTTGCTGACGGTCGGCGGCGCTCCATCGTCAGCACTACCGTAGGCTATGTGAACCTCGATGTCCGAGGCGGTCGCTACGTTGATGCGAAGAAGGTCTGTGGTGGCGTTCAAGAACATGGTTTAGTGCCTTACCCCTTATACCGGAGCGGTGTAGGTCAGCGACGTAACCGTTACAGTGTCGTTCGTGGCAAGGGTCAACCCACCTGGGATGTTTATGTCGCTACCAGAAGTAGACACGGCGCAGAATATAACGGCCGTGCCAGCGTCGTTACGAAATTCGGCTTTCGCTATCGTGCCTGCGGTAGCCCCGTTGCTCGTCAACGGCACGCCACCCAAAGTGGCAACACCAGCGGCGGCGGCGCCAAAGGCGGGGTTTGCAAGTTGAACCGTGCAAACAGTAACGTCGCCAGAAGTGAGAAACACCAGATCGCCGGGTGGCGTTCCAGCGTCGAGTAAATCAACTACGGCATCGGCGGCGGCGTTACGAGCCGCTGTGCTGTGGGTTACGGCCATCGGAGTCTCCTAACGGTGTTAGAACCAGAGGCCCCGCGTATTTAACGTTGCCATCTTTGTCGCGCACTATAACCTGGGCCACCAGTTGCGCGGGTTGCGCCTCCAGGCCAAAGGGCTTATCCATTACGCCCCTGCCAAAGAGCGCAGCGTTTTAATCTTGGCGTCGTATTCGGCACGCAGTTCGTCAACTGCTTTTTTGGCAACAGCCACTGCGGATTCGCGCAGAGTCAACTGCTGAGCCTTCTGGTCTGCAACTACCGTCTTAGCTGTCAATGAGTTCTCCCACGCAGCGAGCCTGTTACCGTGAGCGGCTAGTTCAGCAGCCTGCGCCGCTTGGTCACCCTTAATCTTTTCCAGGGCATCCGCCTGCGCATTCGCCTGCGCTACTTGGGCGAAGGCTTCTCCCTGCGCTTTAAGGGCAGACTCCTGTGCCTTTGCGGCTTCGGCTTGTGCACTCTTCGCTTGCGCTTCTGCGGCGTCGGCTTCGTCGGCGACGGTTTGAAGCTCTTTAAGCCGGGTGACACAGGCGGTCTTATCCGCGAGGAAGGCCATCAGGCCCACAACACCGGCGAGGTCAGCCTGTGAAAACTTGGGATGGATGTTCATGCGTTTCCTTTTACGCCACGTCGATCAGAGCAACCTTTTGCCCCGGCTTGACGCCGAAGAATATAAGGCTGTTCGCCGGAAGCCGCAGACTGGTAACAAGCGCGGTTGGGTTCGCCCCAAACAAGCACGCCACGGCTTGCGCCGCCGGGGTGCTGATCGCGATTACCCGGGTATTGTCGTTAAAGGCATTCGACTGCGCGCTAGATGCACTAGTGGTAACAGTCTGGTCCGCGATAGCTGGTTCAGCACCGGCTTGCACGACCTTGCTGAATGTGTGGGCGATGTCCGCGTATTCGCGGAGATAGGCGGTTGCCATGAGGTCCCCTTATGATGCGGCCGTTGCGGGCCACAACTTAGCTGACTTGAGCCGTTGCAGAATGACCTCGGTGTAAGCGATCAAGCGCTGCTTGCCTTCCTGCCCAACGAAAACGGCGTCGTTATAATTCAATTGCACAACGCTAGAATTGTCCAGTGTGCCCCCGGTAACGTCAAACACAACGTCGCTGCCGGTGACCTGCGGGCCGTCAGTGGCCGCTACTTGAAGTGAGGCTACAGCCATGAAAATCTCCTAGAGAAAAACTCCGGGACCGAAGTCCCGGAGTGTCGTTGCTAGTTGTTACTCGGGAACGACGTATTCAACCTGAATCCCAACCGGAACCGCGGTCCCCGTCGAGACAGTGATGACTACGCCCACCAGATCAACCTCAGCATCGCCGGTTGCGCCAGCGGTGCCGAACTGCGTGGAGAACCACGTAGCAAGGTCTTTCGCGGCGTTTGCTTCGCTGCGAACCAACGCGATAGGCGCCGCTTCTGTGCGGGCCGTCAACGCAAAGTCCGCCAGGACCGCGCCAGCCGAAGTGATTGCCACTTCGTTCGTGCGATACAAGTCGAAGTCCAGCGCGCCGTTACCCATGGTCGCCATGATCGCCGTCAAGCGCTCAATGCGAGCGCGCGCCGGGATGCGAACAAAGGCATTCGTTTGGCCTGCGGTCGTCGCCACGATTGTGGCGAAACCATAAGCCGAGCGAACCACCCCACCCTTTTCGATGGGGCTGACCTTGGCAATCGGGACAGTTTTCTGATCCGAGACAACCGAGGAAGTTACTGAGTAAGCCATGATAGTTTCTCCTATGTTGTCAGCAGATTAGATTTGGTCGTCACAGAGGACTTGAATCTGCTTACCGTCCTGTGTGCGGGTTGCCCCAAACGTGCCGCAGAGATAGACCTGCGTCGCGTGAGACTTGTCAGCCCGTTCCGCCACCTTGGTAACGATATCCCGCCAGATGCCGAGATACATACCGCTCTTAACCCAAATCGGGATCAAGCGATTGCCGCTAGAAATAGCCAGCCGTTCCGTCAAGGTGAAGTCAACGCCCATGAACCGGGTCACCCTGCCATCGACAAGAACCGCGCTGTTGCCGTAGTCCTTGTTAACGACCTGGATTTCCTTCAACAGCGCGTCATGCTCGTAAGAGCCGAGGGCGCCGTAGACGGGTTCCATGATCGAGCCTTTGAAGGCCGCGATCAGTTTTTGGATCGCCGATTGCAGCTTTGCGACGTTCAGGCTTGACGCCGTGCCGCCCACGCTCACGCCCACTTGGAAGTTGGTCGTGTCGAAGGTGTCAGACGTGGTGCCGTTCTCGCCGGTAAAGTTGGTGCCGAAGATTTTGTCGAGGAATTCGTCGTCCAGCGCACGGCTCATGGCCGCAGCACCAGCACGTGCGTAAGGGCTGGTCGGGTCGATCAGCATACGCAGTTTATCCTCATGGTCGATCAGGGACGCCCACTCGTAGTCGAGGGGGAATACCCACCGCTTGTCTTGCGACAGATCGAGTAGCGGGGTGTCAGCGTGCCGAGCAGTTTTCAGTTGCGCCGTCGCCGAACCAAACTGTTCCACGATGCTCGCAGCCTTGCCGACGTGTGAGCCGGTCATGGACAGCGAACGAAAGCGGGAGCCTTCCTGTTGGAGCAGGAGTTCGACGTTGGCCTTATACTGCTGCACTGATGCTGTAGTGATTGCGTCAGGCATTGTAGTCTCCGTAAAAAGATGAAGCAAACCAATCCTGTGCCGATCTAGCTGGCACTTCGCTGGCTTGTCCCTTTACGGGGGCCTTAGAGGAAATCGGGGCGCGGGGGCTGTTGGCCTTGTCCGCAGACTTCCTACACTTTCAGTATAGCACGTGGAGCGGGAATTCCCCGCCCCACACGCTAACCTGTTAGTCCGGATACATAATCTGGAAAAGTTTCTTCTGCTTCTCAGCGGCCACTTGGTGGCCCGGATGCTGGTTGTCCCTCAACGCTGCAACAGAGATAGGGTCAACCTTCATTGCGTCCCACTGTGCCTTTGCCTCGCCCGGGGTCATAGTGTTGGAGAAACGTTGTGCGCCGCTGCTGCCGCTGACGAACTTATCCTCCCCAATTTTTAGCCCAATGTCGGCGAACAGTTTCATCGTTGCGCCGTAGCCCACCTTCTCCTCAATGGCGTCGATCACTTCCCCGGGCAGGCCAAGGGACTTCGCCGCCAATTCGGCGCGGGCCATCTGGCGGTCATACCCACCACCCCATTCCGTTTCGAGCGATTTTTTATCCGAGGCCACGTTCAACTCGTAGTCCTTGGTGGCCTTTTCCGCCACGCCCCGCAGGTAGGTGTTATGGGCCTTGCTCAACTCTGCGGCCTGCTTCCCCGTCAACCCGATCTTGTGAAAGGCGTCCCGGGCGAAGGCGTCGTATTCTGGGCTGAGGGGCATGTCCTTCGGGGAGTCGATTGCGTAGTCCTTCGGGTTTTCCGGCATCCCGAGTTTAGCGGCGACCGCCCGAAAGCCTTCCGGGTCGTCCGCCCGGGGCATGCGCAGAAGCTGCGCCGGGTCAACCCCGACCAATTTCTCTGCGCCCTGGTAGGACTTGATTACGTCGGCAGGCGTCTGCCAGCCTTTGTTAGCCACGTAGGCGGCGTCGGCTGTATCAGTGATGCCGTGCCACGGGGGCGTAGCCGGTGGAGTAGCTGGGGGCGTTGCAGGCGGCGTAGCCGGTGGAGTGGCAGGGGGTGTTACGTTTAGGTCAGGCATGGCTTATCCTTTCAAGGGGCCGGGGTTTACAGTTCTAGTGCTTCCAGTGCTGCGATGAAATCGTCCCCGTGCAGTCTGTCCACACAGAGGTTGTCCTTGTATACGCAATAGCGGAAATCATGGCCGTGCATAAGCTGCATGTTTCCTTGGCAACCCGTGCAGCTAAGTGCGCGGGGGCCGACGTGTTCTACTTCCCAATTCATCGACGAGTAGCGCACAATGCCCCGATCCTCCGGGCGCACTGTGGTATACCCGTAGACAATCTTGGTGTTGGTCGTGCCCGCCAGATGAAGCAGGCCACCGTCCACGCCCACAACGGCCTGTGCGTGCCCGAGCCAGTTACGTGCTTCGAGCAGGCCCGTCTTGTCCCGCATGTCGAGCGCCAGGGCTCGAACCTCCTGCGGGAGATTGTCATAACGGTAGCGAATACGCAGGGGGATGTCCTCCCCTATCGCTTTGACCAAAGTCTCTGACTTGCCGAGGATCACCGGCTTGTAGCCGCGAGAGACACACCACCGAATCACGGCCTCGATCACATGCTCCGGGATGATTTTATTATCCGACGTAGCCCCGACGGAGATTACCACGTAGGGCTCCCCGCATCCATGCGGCATCCCGGTGAGGAGCGCCGTGTGCGGGTAGTTACGCTCCGCGTCGTCCCGGGGCCAGCGATCAAGCAACGTCAGGTGCGCGTAGTCCACCAGCGGCACGCGGTTGCGGGTGATCTGGTTGTTGATGGCGCCATTCGACACGGCGTTCCCCGGAGCGAGCCACTTCGGGTCCTGTCCTTCGGGCGGCACCTGCGGATTAAATTTGTGAAGCGGCATAACGCGCAGATTGTGCAGTCGCCCCAACAGGTGTGCTACCAGGGGGATTTGATGCTCCATTACCCACACGGTCATAAGCTGAGAGGGCGAAGTCATCTGACGACCGTAAGCCACGGCGGGCAGGGACGAAATCATATCCCCGAGCGCCCCGTGATTCAGGACGAAGTGAATGTGCTTTGACGTGTAAATAACCTTGTCGTCGCGGAACATTACTCGGCCCTGCCTTGGTAAAATTCCCACAGCTTCTCGGGGGACAGGCGCAGATGCTTTTCGATCCGCAGCCACACTTCCCGGCGACCTTCGGCCACTGCGTGAGCCCGGGCGTCCTCGTGGAAGGTGGAATCGTGTGCCCGGCAGAACCACGCGAGGTCTTTCAGAACCGTTTCGCCCAACGGACCTTTGAACGTCTGCTGGTAAGCGTGCCTGCGCCCACCAAGGATACCGCGCAACTGCTCCAACCACTCTTGCCGTGGGGTCATTAGCCTCCCTTCACAACGACTAGTTGAAACTG